ATGTAGTAAAGTCAGAATAAACTATATATAACGTTACTAAACGGTAAAATTAGGCAACAAGGAGATGTAAATATGGCAGATGAAGGACAGAATAAGGATACGGAAGGTCAAGATAACGGTGGAGATACCGATACTCCCAAGACCTATACCGCAGAGGAAGTTGAGGCGATAGTCAAGAAAAGGCTAGCTAGGGAACAGGCTAAACATCAGGAACAGATAGAGCAGGCTAAGAAAGACATTGAAGAGGCTGCTGGAAAGAAATCTGGTGAAACCGCTGATGAGTATGCTGAGAGGCTGGCGAAACTTGAGGCTAAACTCGCCGAGACTGAACAAAAGAGTGTGGAGAACGAATTTAAAGCAAATATCGCCAAGTATTCTGCGAAATACGGTATAGATGTTGAATTTGCCGAAACATTCGTTAATCAACTCAATGTCCAGAAGGATGAAGATGGTAATGCGGATTTTGATGGGACGTTCAAGAAGCTCGCTGGTAATATCCAGAAAAAGGGCATCGGCGGTGAACCTCAGAGACCGCAGGACAAGGCTAAGGAGTTTTCTCAGATGACAGAACAAGAGAGAACGGACTACTTTAAAAAACATGGGGCGAAGGCATATGCTGAACTAGCCTCGAAAAAGAAATAATAGGAGAATAATATGGCGGCTTTTACAAGAGATACGTTTGTTGTTTATGATGAACAGTATCAAATGGGTATGATTGAGGAACTTGCAGATAAGATTGACCTGTTTAACGCGGCAGGTGGCAATACTCTTCTACTGAATATGGGTGGAATTATCGGTGATAGTAGAGTTAATACTTTCTTCCCCGATGACGGTGGTTATGACGACAGAAGAGATGAATCATCCCTTGCTGACTATACCTTCAAGGATATCGCCCAGAAGGAAAGGAGAATTGTTGATATTGCCGGAATGAACGGCTATGAGAAGACACTGTCCTCTTGGTATAAAATTGCTCAGACGCCTGAGGCACTCTCTAGGATTGCTGGCGTGCTGATGGCGAGAGCCAGAACAAGAACATTCCTGAGAGATTCATTCAGCGCTATTTCAGGTAGCATTGATGCAATTGGCTCTGCGGTTAAACTTGATGTAACTGGCGAAACCACATCAACCATGACACCTGAGTATCTGAACGAGGCTCTGGCTAAGTTTGGCGATATGTCATCTAACCTCACGGCTATGATATGCCACTCCAAGGTTAGACGTGACATGATTGGTAACGCTATCACTGAAAAAGTGTTTAATGTAGCCGACCTTGCGCTCAAAGTTGAGTATGTGCCCATGCTCGGCAGACTGCTTATTGAGACTGATAACCCTTCTATGTATGAGGCTATTGCTGAATGGGTTAGTGATACTAATGGTGGTTCATACTCTATCGGTGATAAGGTTGTGTCTAACGGTATCGTATATAAGAACAAGACAGGCACAAACACCGATACAGCACCCGCTTCCGACTCAACAAACTGGGAGGTTGCAAAGAGGGAATATTATTCCTACCTGCTTTCTAACGGCGCATGTGAAATTAAGCAGGGTGTAATGGACTCTGTGCTCACACAGCTTGAAATCAGAAAAAACAATAGCGTTGGTTATATCAAGGCTGAGTATAACTGTAATATCGGCGTAAAGGGTATGAGTTGGAAATCAACTTCCGGTACAAACCCCAGCGTTGCTGCACTTGCCACATCTTCCAACTGGGAGAAGGTTGCAACAAGCATTAAGCATACTGCTGGTGTGAAGATTATAAGCTACTAAACAAGGTAAAGTTTAACTAAACTGGGGCGAGTGTTTATCTCGCCCTTTTTTATATGAGGTGGAATATGATAGCTGTGTATGCGAAAGAAATAACTGGGGACATATTGAGTGTTGTCAGCGGAAATGATTTTAAATATATTAATCCTACTGGGTATATAGGTGAAATTGAGGCGTGCGACAAGGTGCTTGTGGAGAGGAGCACTGGGAGATATATGCAGATTATCAAGGATTATACTGCAAAAGGTATTGAAGTTGCGGTTATTAGTGATATGATAGAGAAGATTGAAGTGAATCCTGATGTGACTAATGGTGACTCGAAAGTGAAGGTGGTTAGGCGCAGCAGAAACAAGAGGTGATGTATGGCAATAGAAATTGATGCCACAATCGCAGGGGTTAATAGTAATTCATTCGTGACAATACAGGAAGCGGATGACGAGATAGGATATAGGTTTGATAGTACGGCGTGGGATGCGGCATCTAATATAGACAAAACTAAAGCATTGGTTATGGCTTGTCGAAAGATATGTGGATATGCTTTTCATGGAATCCCGTATTCCACCGAGCAGAAACTACCATTTCCTAGGTACTATAAGGACTTGGTTGTCAATATTAGTGTGAACAATGTTAATTCTGAGTCGGTTACAGTTGAATATGAACCAATTATCCCTGAGAATATTCGACTTGCTCAGATACTTGAGGCTAATGAGATTTTGAAGATGAAAGATACGCTGGTGAATAACCTTGACACTCGTGAAGGATTGATTAGACAGGGCGTCACATGGTTTCAGCTTAGTGCAGATAGTTATGAAAAGCTGGATAAGACATATGTCAAGGATTTTATCAGCAAAGAGGCTGAGAGATTGCTGTATGGTGTAATAAAAACAGGATTTTCATCATGAGTGTAGGTAAAGCATACTGTCAGAAACCAATAACAGTCTGGACTCAGGTTGGCGAATCATATGATGAGTTCGGCAATCCAGTGCAGGACAATAACATACTGAAACTATATGGTGGAGTGGATTATGCTGATAGAATAGTCAGAAATGCCACTGGAGAAGAAGTTTTCAGCAGCACTGGGGTATTTTTAACTGAAGAACTACCGCTAAACAGCTGGATATATGACGGACATTCAGATAGTTTAACACCTGAACCTGATGCTAGAAGGATTATTAGCAGAACTAGACGCTCTACTACCATTGGAAATAAAACTATAGGTTGGTGGTATCATCTATGATTAAACTTGAGTTTAACGCAGAGGAGTTTGTTAAGGGGTTAGGCATGATTGCTAATAAGATAGAAACCTCTGAAACTGCGGTTAAACTCGACGCTCTTGCTTACTTAAAGAAGGTAGCAGATAAAGTCCATGTGGAAGCAAAGAAGATTGTACCATTTGACACCGGAATACTTCATGATACAAGCATGGTGTATAAGGACTTTGATAGCTGGATAGTTAAGTTCTCCGCATTGAACATCAAGGGATACTTTAATTACGCTTGGATACAACATGAGAACCTTGAGTTCAAACATGCACCGGGACGTACAGCGAAGTATCTTGAAAAACCGTTTAATGAATATACGAGTGGTGTCAATGCTGAACTTAGAAATATACTTATGAGACATTTAACAGGAGGTATTAATGGCTAGTCCCGCAATGGCAGTTAGGAATAGGCTTATGACTGATACTGTAAACTTTACCAAGGGTGCATATTCGATATTTACGTCACAAGAACCTATGAGTCCGGATGAATGTATAACTATCTATGACACAGGCGGCAAGGATAGATATTTGGTCATGGGTGATGGTTCTGAGGACATAATGCGACCTACGATACAGATTAGGGTTAGAGGTAAAGCTCTTGGATATAGCCTCGCATGGGATATGGCAGAGAGTATTCAGGAGTACATCCGTAGCGGTAAGTTTGATTATGAATATGATGGTGCTCATTATGGTTTTGGTAGCCAGATAGGTGGAGCTTCATTTCTAATGAATGATGACTCTAACCGCCCAATTATCGTATTGAATTTTATGCTTTTTGAATGTAAAGTAGTGTAATTCTACTATAAGGAGAAAATATTATGGCAAAACTTAAAGGTACAAGCGCAAAGATGCTTGTGTCTAAGGACAACATTACGTTTTATACAGTGCCCGTAGACTCAACCACACCTACGTTCACTGGGGACACACTAGACGCTACTACTCTTGCTGATGCAAAGTATAAGAGTATGCTCAAAGGTCTCAAGGGTGCGACATTCTCTGGGAATATTAAGACTAAGGCTAGCACCGATTGCGGCGGCATGGTTGGCTATAAGACCGTTGTGAAAATTAGCGGGACAGGGATTGAGTCAACCGGAGAGGCGTTTACGAATGTATCTGGTAAGATGTATAAGATTACAGCGGATACAAAGAACCTCTGGGATAGAGGGTATACTCCGGTGATTTATGATGATGCAGTTGAGGTCGATGCTGATGATTACACCATTGATTATATGTTCGGTATTGTGAAATTTGCCGATACATATACTGTTGCTGGTGCAATTACGGCTGATGTCAAGTATCTCCCGACTACAGTTGTTGCTGCAAGAACAGGTTATAGCCTTTCACAAAAAGCTGATGTGAACGATGTGACAGACCTTAATTCTGCCCAAGCCAATGGTGGTTGGAAATCATTTGATTATGGCAGACGTACGGTTGACCTTACGCTTGACGGATTCTATGACACAGTAGCTGATAACTTCTCATTCTTCACATCGGATGCTCCCGTTGTAGTTGAGGTGAATGTAGGTGGTAATGGGCTGATTGCTCGTGGATGGTTCTATGTGACTGGCGATACTCAGGCGGCTGATGGCGATAAGAACATTGGTGAGAATCTTACATGCGCGCTCTCAAGTGGTTGTACGGATGGTCAGGCGTTTTCATGGAATGTGGTTGCGCTTGGCGATAACACCATTATTGACCAAGGAACATTTATTATGCTTGACGCATTTGTCAATGGAACTAAACCGTATGTCAAGGCTATGCTTAGCGATGACGATGGTATCGGTTACTCATTCAGAGCGGTGGTGGGCGATATGTCAGCATCCGGTAGTGCTGGTGACGTAGAAAAAATGTCGCTGAACCTGACGGCTGATGGTGCGGTAACAGAGCTTTAAGGAACTTATTAAACTTAGGGCAGGTGAAATCACTTGCCCTTTCTGTTTAATTACACTATACTAAGTTAAATTACATTTAAGAGGTGGTACTATGGGAAAGAACAGTTCGGTTAGACAGGCTTTTTTTGCAACAGCAAAGCAGCCGTCATATGCAGAAAAAGAGATTAAGATAGGTGATTATACCTGTAAGTTTAAGGTTAGAGAGCTGACGTTTAACGAAAGTGATGCGTTCTCAGTGATTAATGCTGACGAGAGCAAGACGAGTACAGATAAACTTTTCTGGCTGATAGAAAAAGGGGTTATCACTGACACAGATGGTACACCGCTCTTTGAACCAGCCGATAAAGATATGATTGCGAATAGTACAATCAACCGTAGCATCAGCGAAATATTCATGTCGTTCGTTGATACTATGAATCAGGTACTTGCGGTAAAAAACGAAGAAAAAGCAGAGTAAGTAATCTTGCTTTGCTGGCATTGTATATGGGCATGATGCCCAGTGAGTTAGGTCAGTATCCGGCGAGCGAGGTTGAAGAAATGCTGGATGCGCTGGAATTAAAGTTAAAGTACGAAGCAAAACAATTTAAATTTTGAGCAGAGTCCCCCTCTGTTCTTCCATGAAAGCCCTGCAAATAAAGCTGTTCACCTCCTCAGCTCGCAGGGCTTTTTCTATTTACTAAGTTATTAATTTAGGTATAATTATCATAGGGGTGAAGAGGTAGTTATGCAGAGTGTTGGCGAGGTATATGCTAGGATAGGTTTACAGATGATGACTGGGCAGTTCAATAGTGCTAGTAGTGCTATTCGTGCGCTCGGTTATGATGCGTTGTATGTGGCTAGGCAGTTTAGGACAGCTAGCGAAGCATCCAGTATCATGTCAGCCAAGGTTGGCACAAACATAAAGATTGTCAACGGTGGCATGACTCAGACTATAGCTACGCAGACCACTATGATTGGCGGGTTTACGCTGCTAGCATCGTCTATAAGTAAATTTGGCAAATCTATTGAATCTACCAATTCCGGCGTAATAAAATCCACAAATATGGTTAGCGGTGTTTTTAACGAGAAACTTGGGAAATCGTTTAGAACCGCTACCGATAATCTGCGCACGCTTAAAGATGAACTGAAATCTATTGATGCTACATTCAACAAAAGCATGAGTGCTTTGAAATTAACAGAACCCAAGAAAACTATTCAGTTATCTAGTGCTGTGACTGACTGGGGTACTGTTCAGGAGAAAGTTAATCCTGATTACGAAAAGTATTTAGCTAAAGTTGCCGCACTTAAAGAGTCATACAAAACATCTACAGCTGGGCTATTAGACAAGATAGACCAAGAGAAAATAAAGATTGCAGCATCAACTAGGCTGTATGATGAAAATAATAAGTATGTATCAGGTCTTATAAATTCTAAAACGGAGCTTAGCAAGGCTACAGGAAATGTTAGGCGGGCTATAGTTGAGAATACAGAAGCTGTTGGCAACGGCGTTAAATCATATGGATACTTTGAATCAAAAGCATTAACATCGAAAACAGCTCTACAGACTTTAGGCGGTGCTTTAGATTCTGTCAAACTTAAATATGTTGCACTTGGTGTAGCCGCTGCATCAGCCGGAGTTGCGGTTAGTGGCGTTGTATTATATTCCTTAGGCAAGAAGATATACTCAATATCATCCGATTTCCAGCAATTACAAATAAGAATGGAGGGAATATCTGGTAGCAGCAAAATCGCTAAACAATCTATGGATTGGGTTACTGATTTCTCTAAAAAGACTCCGTTAAGCCTGAAGCAGACTGCTGATGCTTTTGTTAAACTTGCATCAGTTGGTATTAACCCAATGAAAAGTTTGAAGGCTATCACTGATACTGTATCTCAGCTTGGTGGTGGCGATGTGGCGCTAGAGAAAATCACGCTTGCATTAACCCAGATGGCTGGAAAAACAAAGGGGATTGGTGAGGAGTTTAACAGACAGCTTACCAACCAGTTAGTTATGGCTCTACCTCTATTAAATAGGTACTACAAGACTACTTTCCAATCTGCCGATGATGCGGTTAAACATTTCGGTAGCGGCTTAAAGGTTGCGGAGGCGTTAATTACCGCTATGGGTGATAAGTACGCCGGAGCAAGTGCGAAAATGATGCAGACAGCCTCAGGTCAACTCCAGATGCTTCAAGAGAACTTTGCTATATTCGCTGCTAAGGTTGGCGAAAATGGGTATATGGGTGGACTTAGAGATGTGTTTAAGTCTGTGAATGATACTTTCGATGAGCTTAATAAATCTGGAAAACTTGATGAGCTCGCTAGGTCATTATCAGATGTACTCGTAGGGTCTATAATCCTAGCTATCGAGGCTCTTGGTGATTTGTTGGTCATTCTTGGTCAAGTGTCTAAGGCTGGATTTAGCATCAAAACGACTGTTAAGGGAATGAGTCTTGGTGCTGACTCCTACGACGCTACGATAAGATTAAAGTCACTTAATAGCCAGTATGATGAATTAGCGAAAAGATTAACATGGGTAAAAAAAGGCTCATCAGATTATATAGAAACTGTCAAGAAGATGAAAGATATAGGAGTCGAGCAGCAGAAGCTAATAGATAAGCAGAAGAAGTTCCAAGATTTTAAAATTAGCTCAAGTAATCAATTTACAGCATATGATAGAGATATCAAAAACATATCAGGTGTTGTTGATTTACTTAATAAAAAACTTGATGCGGCACAGGCTAAACGTGTGTCTGGACAAAGTGGAAAAGCCGATAAGTCAGCGTATGATGCCGCAAAGGAATATTATGCACAACAAGAGAAGATAACCGCTGAGGCTCAGGCTAGAGCTTTGGCAGAGAAACAGGCAGCAGAAGCGGCTGACGCATATCAGAAAGCTTTGGCGAAAGCTAGCTCCGAGATGAGTAAAATTGTTGGTAGACCAACGGCATATGCGATTAACGAGGACAAGGCTACAAATAAGAGGACAATGGATATTGGTGCGAATATCCCTGCTGTTCAATCAACTATTGCTGAGTTTGGCAAAAGAGAAGCTGAGATAAGGAGCAAGTTTGCACAATTTGCCAATACTAATGAGTATGCTGATGCTCTGAATCAGCTTGCGATTAATAAACAGTCGGCTATCAAAAAAATAGTTGATGATACTGTGTCCCTTGTTCATAGTGGTATGCAGAAGATTACAGCCGAAAGACCGGATAAGGTTCTGGTTGATGTCAATCCTCTCATGGATATATCTGATGCTTACAAAAGCAATTTTATAGAGAAGTCTAAGCAACTAAAGCAAGAGGCAAACGATGAGCTTGCTAAGCTTGATAAGTTGTACAGCGAAAATCACCTCAAGCATGACGAGGACTATGAAAAGAAAAGGGATGAACTAGTTGGAAATGGTCTCAAGAAAAGGCTTAATGAGGCGGTAAGTGCAACTGTCAAAAGCTATAACGATGCGTTATCACAGATAGAGAGCATGTATAAGGGGTCTAATGGTACTTCCGCTGATTTATCCGGTGCATTTACGTCATTAAGTGAAGTTGGTGGTGATAAGGCTTTAGGTGGAACATCTCAGCAAGAAAAGGATATGAGTGCGCTTAAATCTATCTACTCGCAAACAAGCGGGGAGATGGGTGAACTGATAGCTAAACAAAAAGCTCTTGGCGTACTCATGGATAAAGATAGTAAAAATGCTACTAAATATGCCAAACAGCTTAGAGATGTTAATTTGCAAATGATTGACCTTAACCTTGAGGCTGGCAAAGGTACATTTGCCGATGTATTCAAGGGTGGTCTCATGGATTATGTCAAGGACTTTACGACTGTCATGAAAGGGCTGAAAAATAGCTTTAGCGACATGTTCAAAACTCTCAGTGATGGTTTTGCAAAAGCTATGTCAGATGCGTTATTGTTTGGTACTAGCTTTAAGGATACCATGAGAAGCGTGATTATAACAGCAGTAGGTTCTCTTGTAGAGTCACTCATAAAACTTGGTGTCCAATATCTGCTTACAGCGGCTATCGGAACTAGCGCATACGGAGCGCAAACCGCTGCACAGTTGGCTATTGGTCTTGGAGCTATGTCGACATATACGATTGCATCTATTGGATATGCTGAACTTACAGCGGCTGCATGGTCTAGCGCAGCAGCTATGGTGTCAGCAGCTACATTCGGTGCGTCAGCTGTCGCAGGAACAACAGCACTGGCATCAACGGTAGCCGCTGCAAAAGCTATGTCAGTAGCTACTTTCGCAACAGGCGGATATACTGGCGATGGTGGACGTGGAGATGTTGCTGGAGTTGTACATAAGAGAGAGTTTGTTATGAACTCTAATGCAACTGAGCGTAACAGGTCGTTACTTGAAGCTATGAATAGTGGAAAGGATGTTAGTGGAATGGTTGGTGGTTCTGGTGGAGCACCAGTAGTTAATCATACGCAAAACATCACAATCAACGGTAATGCTGACGCTGATGCAATAGCATTGATAAAAAGAGCATCAAAAGAGGCGTATGCTATGGTGTTAAGAGATTTTGAACAAAATAGAAGTGCCAGAAGAGCTTTGGGGGTATAATATGATATTGGACTGGTGTGGAGTTGTGCCTAATTCAGAAGATTTTACGCTTAATCATGGGGTTAGGTCATTCAGGTCTATGCTTACAGGTAAAAGTTCCAATGTGGTTACATACGGGACATACTGGAGTAATAGCATGAGTTTTTCGAATCTTTCTCCAGATAAAATTAGAGCTATAACTGGTATGATAGGGAAATTGAGAGCCAACTCGAATCAAGTCAAAGTTCCAGTATGGAAGAGAAAAAGGAGTAACAGTGTTGGAATTTGCAGTATAAATGTAGCTACTAGAGGTAGTTATAGTATCAGTGTGACAAATAGTTCTGCTAATGGTGTTAAACTATTCTCTATCGGCGACTATATATCGTTCAATAACGAAATGTTCGAGGTTGTTGATGATTGTTATTCAACAGGTGTTGGGTATGGAACTGTTAATCTGAATAAACCATTGCGCCAGACCGTAGCAAATGGTACTATTATTGAATATTTGAATCCTTATTGTATAATGGTGCTAGATGATGTGAAGTATTCGGTTAGCGAGACACCAGATTATAGCGAGATAACGTTACCAATGAGAGAGGAGATATTATGAGTATAGCATATTTTCCATTTAGCGATGAGGTTGTGAATATAATTGCTACTGGTAATTTTCAGGTGATATATGCGTGTAAGCTAGACTTTAAAAATGGCGTTGTTCGAGCGCATACATCAACAGGGGATCTGGTTATAGATGGTGAGACATATACTGGTGTTGGACAGTTTGGAGAGGTTTCACAACTAGAGGAGACGGCTGATTCAAGAAGCCCAATGAGCGTCACATTGACATTGAATGGACTTGACCCAGATGTATTGCAAGGGACGCTGGTTGACAAGTGCTGCAAGCGTGAAGGCGTGCTGTATTTTGTCGTAATAGATAGTGAAGGGAACATGGCGTATGATATATGTTTCAAGGGACAAATGGATGCACCTCAGTTTAACTTTGCGTCAGGCAGTGATGATAACAGTATATCTGTGACAATTACTGATAAAATGGTAACATGGAATAGGAAGGGTACGAAAAGGTTTAACGATGAGAATCATAGAGCTAGACATGATGATGATAGATTCTTTTGCTATATAGACCAGATGCAGACGGCTCAGTTCTATTTTGGATATGCAAAGGACAGGTCTCCATTTAAGTATTCATAGAGGTGAATTGTGAGATATGCTAATTGGACAAAGTTGTTAAGTGAGACTATATGCAAGTATAGTAATGCTAAATTTGAATATGGTAAACTTGATTGTTGCTTATTTGTATGTGATTGCTGTGTAAGTATTTGTGGGGTTGACCCAGCGATTAATCACAGAGGGAGATATACAACTGAGCTTGGAGCAAAGAAAGCATTAATTAAATATGGTGGCATAGAGGAAAGTTTCGATAAGTGTTTTAATAGCGTTCCTGTGAACTTTGCCCAGCGTGGTGATGTATGTTTATATGAAAATAATGGTGGATTAACTGTTGCCGTGATGTATAATGGATGGATGGGCATGGCTGAGAATGGATGCGTTAAGGTCAAGCCTGATAGTATCTTAAAAGTATGGAGAGTTGAATAATGTCAAATGCAGTTGAGTCTATAACTAAACCCATCAATAAGGGGTTAAATGCTATATGGAAGCCTATAAAAAAGTTTCTTAGACCTAAGACTCCTACTGCTACTGTAGACCCATCTGGGACTACTATATCGTCAGCAGAATCTCCGGTGATATATGCACTTGGAAAGGTTAGCTCTGGTGGGGTTAGGACATTTGCACAGGAACAGAGTGGAGACCAGACAAAGAATGAATGGATACATGTGGTTTATTGTCTTGCGGAAGGAGAAATAGCAGGTGTTGATGAGATATACATAGACGATAAATTGATAGGTGAATATTCGGCTAATGATATAAGTTATGAGGTAATTATTAACCCGACAACGCCAAATGCTTTCTTATTAGCTAATTGCTCTGACTGGAAAGAGACTATGATAGGGAAGGGGTTATCTTGGGTTAGAATATCGTATAAATATGGAAATACGTTTACATCAATACCGGAGGCTAGATTTGTATATCGTGGACTGATAAGTGTATATGACCCACGGAGTGACAGTTACGGATTTAGCGATAACCCTGCACTGCATGAATTGTGGGTGCTGAAAAATAAACAAAATGTATCTGATGATGAAATAGTTTATGAAAGTTTCATAGATGCAGCAAATAGGTGCGATGAACTTGTCACTAATCCTGACGGGAGCATCAGTAAAAGGTATACATGCTCAAGTTTATTTACGGATGAGGATGATGTTAATTCAATACTGGAAAGAATAGAGGCTTCGTGCGCTGGTCAGTTGTGTGAGGTTGGTGGAAGGTTCATGTTCTATGTCGGGACTTATTACGGAGGATATGATTACACTATTAACGAAGATGCGCTCTTGGCTATATCCGGTGTAAATGAGACCAGCTTAGCTGACTCAGTTAATACTATCACTGGTACTTTCACTAATCCAAACGGCTCATGGGAAAGCACAGATTTCACACCGGCAGTAAACACTGTAATGTTAGCAGAAGATGGTGGGACTATATCTGAGTCACTTACGCTTGACTTTGTTACAGATGTATATCAGGCACAGAGATTAGCTGATATAGAGTTGAAAAAGCGTAATAATGGTGCGACATATGAACTTGAATTAGACTTTACAGGGTACAACTGTAGACCACATAGGATAGTTAGGGTTTACTTACCTCAACTTGGAATAGATGGGGAATTTATTGTTACGAACTGGGATATGAGTAGCGATGATGCCTGCAAGGTTACTGTCAGAGAATATGGGGAATATATATTCGATGATAGTGTTGGTGTTGAGTATGTTCCGGTTAATCCAATAAGTATTAATACCGCGTCTATGCAGCCTCCAACAGGTTTAACATGGACTAAGTATTATAATAAAGATAATGAGCAAGGTATATTATCTTGGACTCCGAGTAGCTTGAACTATGATTATTTTGGAGTGATTATCAGGGATACGCTCAATAATATCATCCAAACATACCAGGTCAATGGCGGTAGTAACTGTGTTATTAGTGGACTCGATGCGGGAAATTATGTCGCAAGCGTATATGTTGTGTATAATGGAAGGAAGAGTAATGAGGCTTCGATTTCGATAAGTATTGACCTCCCTGATGCTCCGGAGATAGTTACATATACGTCGACAATAGATACTATAGTGATTATTCCGTCTAACCCTACTAAAGGGATTAATAATGGCTGGTATGAGTTTTATTACTCAATGTCTAGTGTTGCAGACCCAGTGAATAATGCAACTAGACTTGGAGAAGGTGCTACATTCGCACACCAAGGGTTGTCATTCAATACTCAGTACCACTATTATATTAGAAGTAAAAATAATTATGGAGTTAGTGCATCATTCTATCACTTGGAGGCATCAACCAGCGATTCTGTTTCTAATTTATTAACAGCACTCAACCAGCAGATTACAGAATCTCAGTTGGCGGAGAGTCTGATGGCTGAGATTGGAGATGCTATAGCAGTAGGGGGAGAGCTGTCTATATTGCAAACCGATATAAATAATTTGTCTACTGATGTTCAGGGTAAAATAAATACGCTTACAGAATCATTCAACTCTCAAATATCAGCTATAAATGCCACGCTGGCAGATATAACAAATGCTCCGGTATATGATGTGAACGAACCCTCTGTATTAACTGGTAAATTTAGAACATATAATGATAAATTGTACAGAGCTTTGTCTGATATGACATCACCAATACCAGTACCTACTAATGACACATACTGGGTTTATGTGGGGGATTATACGTCATTATCTGATGTGGTGAATAATATATCATCAGAGATTGTGACATTAACATCTAGTATAGATGGTCAAGCTAGGAGTTTATCATCACTCAGGTCGTACTCTAGGGCAATGGAAGATAATGAGAACGACCAGCTAGTTGATGCTCTGTATCAGGCTGAATTTAAAGCTAGGTTTACAGAGGAGATAATCACAAGAGCTTCCGAGGATGAAGCACTGGCACAAAGAATAACTTTAGCTGAGGCTTCTATAGGCGATAACGAGGCTTCGATTACACAGTTAATACAGGTTGTTGCTGATGCTGACTCTGCTCTGGCTATAGATATAGAAGAGCTGAACTCAAGTCTTAATGTGCTTGATGGAAAACTGAGTGATACAAATAGCGCATTGTCTGCTACATCATCGGCTGTAGATACACTTGAGAGCAGAGTTGACGCAACAGAGAGTGGTATAAGCTCGCTTGCGTATGATGCCACAGAACTCAAGGCTCAGGTGGATTTACAGGGTATCGCTCAGAGAGGTGATGATGGTGATGCTGACTTGGTAGATGCTTTGAATAGCGTAAATATCAATGCTACATTGACTAGTGAATCTATCGTTAGGGCGACAGAGACCAGCGCACTTGCACAGCGAATTGATACAGCAGAAGCAAGTATAGGAGATATTAATTCAAGCATAACGAATATTGAGCAGACTATTGTTAATGAATCAGAATCTACATCGCTGGCACTTACAGAATTAACAGCTACTATTAATAGCAAGGCATCTGCATCTGCGTTAAATGCTATAGAGGCTAGGGTTACTGTTAATGAGGGCGATATAGAGTCGATAGTTAAGAATGTAGACGCTCTTGAAGCTACAATAACAGACCCAGCAACAGGGTTATCATCAAAAGCCAGCGCAGAGGATTTGACAGAGGTTTCTACTACTCTCGATTCAGTACGAGCGCAGAGAACTTTAAAAGTGGCGGCACAGGATAGCAACGGCAGATATGTTCTCGCTGGAATCGCTTTAAGCGCAGATGGTACGGTTTCTCAAAGCAAAATTTATATGCTTGCTGATGAGGTAGCTATTCTGAATGGAGCCAACGGTACAGCGACCTCACCTTTCATAGTGTCTGGCGGTAATGTATATATAAATTCGGCTTTTATTAATCAATTGACGGCTAATACGATAACTGCTACCTCATTAATCCGCTCTTCAGACGGGAAAATGGTGTTAGATTTTACCAATAAAACTATAAGCATTACGGTGTGATATGAGCAAAACATTTTATGCAGATGGACAAACAGGAAAAGTCGCTATAATGGAAGGGGAGTTCAGCCAGACTGTTCTTGATAATCCTCAAGCTAATACGGATAAATTATATTTTCACAGCGAGCTTGGCTATCTCTATAGAGTAGCCCATTTTGAAGGCAATGCTTCATTCAGTGCAGTTCCAGCATCTTCTTGGAATACAAGAGAAGTTGAGATGGGGACTATTGTATGGGAAGTGGGAGCGCCTATTATTTTTCTAGGCAAAATAAATGGCATCGAAACTAATGTTAATTTATTAGTTCAGACCAATAATAATTTAGGAGATTTTAGGTTTGCTTGGTTTGGTGGAGTATTAACCGGAAATTCTCTAAGATGCCTAATTTCATCCAGAGGCGATGGTTTTTATTCAGGATTGCCTATTTTTAATTTTTCTTATGAATGTTCTATATATACTATAAAACAATCTAGTTCCGAAACGACTTTCTATGCTTCTACGGAACAAGTTAAAATGAATGGTGATAAATTTGATTCTCAAAACATTTATCTGAGACAGGGGGGAACGTTTAAATACGCAACGGGACAAACTATTAATATGACTGCTTCTGGTTGGTCGGTCATAGATAATCCAATTTCCATAAATTTAAATGAAGGTATATGATGTCAATAGAGATATTATCAAACAGAATAATAATAACTAATCAATCAGGATTAACGACATTTGATACTAATTATCGCATGATGTATATACATAGCACAGTAGCATTAAGTATTTCAATACCTTCGAGAAGTGGTAAAACTTCGGGAGTTCAACAAGTCAATATACTAGTAGGCACTATACCATATCCCGCTGATTTTTTTATTGGTTGTCAAGCAATGGATGGTTATTATAGGGAAATCAACGGCTCATTTCATCGCGGTTCTTCATGGGTTAATAAGTCTTGGGGTGGTTCACGTTTTTTAACCTTGCTATTGGATAACACAAATATATATATGAATGATATGTGGTTTTCTAATGATAGTGATATTACTTTCAATGGAATGACTACTTCTTTTTACATATACGCCGGAAATTACGATTTATAAAATAAATCTGCATCACATGAGTTCTCCGTGCATAATAATCACAGGAGGCGACCTTTAGGAGGATTAACATATATGGCAATCTGGATTAACACAGGAACAATTAGCATATCCGCAGGAGGTACCACAGTTACAGGAAGTGGTACAAGTTTCCTGACAGGTGGAACACAAAAAGGCGACATGTTCCAAGCCCCTGATGGCAGGGAATATGAAATAACGAACATTGTTAGCGATACGCAGTTGTCTATATATAAAGCGTATCAAGGAACGAATGTCACTGGTTCGTATAATGTGTATTAATACTGAATAAATGGTAGTTTGTGGTTAATTAGAATGGTCGACATGTGCAAATAGCTATATATCTTGACAGTAATGTAAGCATGTGACAAAATATAAATAACAAGAGGTAACATATGGCAACATGGTATAGAGCTGGAACGGTTACTGTAACAAATGGGTCGAGCACTGTAACTGGTAGTGGAACTGATTTCGCAGCTAACGCTAGGCAAGGAGACGCTTTTATTGCTCCAGATGGGAAAATATATGAAATAACTAACATAGCATCGGCTACTGTTATAAGTATAACACCTATGTATCTTGGAAGTAGTTTGGGTGCGCAGAGTTACTCCATAGCACCTATGCAGGGATATGTGAAGGCAAGTGCTGATGCACTAAAGGCTTTCCTTGCACAGAATATAGAAGGCGGTCTTGCTATTGCATCCGGTGGAACTGGTGCTACGACAGCATCGGGAGCTAGAACTAATTTGGGGCTTGGCAATGTGGACAACACCGCAGATGCAAATAAACCCGTATCAACGGCACAGCAAGCTGCATTAGACGGAAAACTCGGTATATCCGCCACCGCGGCCGACTCTTCAAAACTCGGCGGGGTAACTCCGGACGGCTATTATAAGAAAACTGATATAGTCGGAGCATACGGCAATCTCGCCTCGCCTCTCCTGCATCTGCCGCTTAAAAAGAGCCTGCTGACGGCTCAGGGGCAAAGCGTCTGCACCTTCACACGGGCATCAGCGGCAACATATACCGACCGATACGGCGTGCTTAAATCTGTTGCTGCGGACACACCCAGATTCACCGCCGAAGGACTGTTGGTAGAAGGTGCATCCACAAACCTTCTAACATATTCAGAGCAGTTCGACAATGCAGCGTGGACGAAATCGGCATCTACTGTAACGGCAAATACAACCGCCATAACTGACCCATATGGCACCAATCTGGCGGAGAAACTTGTAGAGAACAGCGCTACTTCCACACATTCGGTCAACCAAAACTATGTGCAGACCTCTGATACAACATACACGCTATCAGTATTCGCGAAACAAGGTGAACGTAGTCAAATTGCATTAGGAGATACTGGAGCTAATCTTAGTTTTTTTGATTTAAACGGAGGCACTATTATATCGCAAGGAACAGGTCATACCGCTCGGGTCACCCCGCTTGCGAGTGGTTGGTATAGATGCTCAATCACTTTCACGTCGGCAACAAGCGGTACAAGAACCCACTATGTGATGTTAGCCAATGGAGGCAACTCTAGCTACACAGGTGACGAAACATCCGGTCTGTACATCTTCGGCGCACAGCTTGAGGCCATGCCATTTGCCACTTCATATATCACGACAACGACAACTAGTGTAACTCGTGTAGCAAATACTCTGCTTTTGCCGCAGCTTGATAATGCCCCCTCTTATAAAAACGACTTCACATTTGTTGTTGATGTTAATCTGAGTGGGATAACGGCATCAAATGCGTATTTTTTGGGTGACGGTAATGTATCATCGGGTTTTAATGTGAGATTAAATAGTGCCGGTACTATCAGCGCAATAATAAACGGCAATGGATATGCAACGAATAAAGTGTTTGTGACGAAGACAAAATATCGCATTGCTATTGTTGTATCTGTAGCAACATCAACTATTTCATTTTATATTAACGGCGTGCTTGATAGGAGCTTGAGTTTTACGGGGTCAATGTCAAATCTAACAAATCTTTACATAGGGTCTTATGATGCAGCTAATAATGTATTTTACGGCACAATATCAAACTTGCGCATATACGACCGTGCACTTACAGCAGAGGAGGTAAGACTGGCATGATGGATATAATTATTGTTTATCAGAACGACGAACAAATTGAAGGGCTGACAGTTACACCGCCGCAGACAGACGGCACGGACTTTATGTGCCTGTGTCGGTGCGAAGAACCGCCCGTAGGCGTTACCGTTCTCGGCACATACGAAGAGGTATTTGCAAGTGAAGAGCTTAAAGCAATCTATGACCGTATCTATCCGCCTACATACAACTATAAAGACGAAAATGGCGAGACTGTTATTGTTGAGAAGCCTGAAAAGTTTGGCGTATTTGCATAAATATTAAATGAGAGGTCAGGAGTGGCAACAGAATTATTGAGTATAGTGCAAACAATAGGTAGCTTGGCGTCATTGATATTGATACCTGTTTGGAATGAACTAAAGTCTCTGAGAAAAGACATTGCTGATACTCAAGTAAGTATAGCTAGGGATTATCCGACTAAAGAGGATTGCCAAAGACGACACGCAGATATAAATGCTGATATAAAGCGTGTGCATGACAGGATAGATGAGAATAAATGGAGTAAATGATGGCTGATTTAAACAAAGCGTTAAGAAAGTTATGGGGTTTGGAGTTTTCAAACAAACCAGAAAGAATGTTACATTGTGTCAAGGGTGATACAGGTGGTATGACATATAAGGGCATAGCAAGGAAGTATCATGGTGACTGGGAAGGTTGGGCTATTATTGATGCGGTATTGGCTAAGAATCCTGACATGAAGAAAGCGTCATTGGTACTAATTAGTAATATTCACCTGCAAACACTGGTGGATAAGTTCTATCAGGTTGAATTCTGGAATCCTATACATGGAGACCAGATAATGTTTCAGGCTACAGCGGAGGAAATGTTTCTGTCGGCTGTGAATTGCGGGATTAGAGCTTGTGTGAAGATGGCGCAAGGTGCATCAGGTGCTAAAGTTGATGGGTTGTTTGGGTTTAATACGCTGGCGGCGATAAATAAGACGCCAACTGATGTATTTTGCGATAGGTACACTAAACTTGAAATCGCTCATTATCAGGCAATTGCGTCTGATGGCAAGAATGATGAGAATGATAAGAGGTTTCTAAACGGATGGATTGCTCGTGCACATGCGATAAATGGTGATAATGCGAGTAAAATAGTATAAATAAGGAGAGGAATATGATGAGATTTGTGACTGTGATTGCACTTTTTCTGGTAAGTGCTACTGCTTTTGCTTTCGACTTTGGTTTTATTGAGCCTGTGGTGAAATATGTGACACTTGAGAATGTGTTGGCGGGCATAGGCGTTGTTTCTGTGGTCATGACAGGTGTTCCAGTGCCTCAGGCTGGAACTAAGCTGTTTAAAGTGTACACTGTGCTTAAATATCTGTCTGGTAATTTTGGTTTCGCTGACCATACTAAGAAAAAATAGGGTTGTGATGCTGAATTGGCGGGGGATTTATTGAACCCGCCTTTTTATTCTAAGGAGAATACACGTTACGTGAAGTTTGGCTAGGTTGGCTATGGGCGGTAACGGCTATTTCTATATTTATTTGCGTGCTAACTATTATCTAGGGAGGTATACACCAGTGACCGCCGCCATGAGTAGCCGTGTGCATGTCAACATAAGCTCTAGTATACTATATTATATTATCCAAGGTTATAAGCCAAAACCCGCTGGTGGTGAATCAGCCCCACCATGGGGACACTTAGTGTTTTTGATATTGCTGCGCAAGGTTGTATAGGTGGTGTTATTGATACTGTTGCGCAGGGCTATTGCTGCGCAAGGCTGTAGGATAGGTTGGATGGGGTGTATGCAGTGGGCGCAGGGCTGT